GTCCCCAAGGAATAATTAGAAGAAGAGAATGTCAGAAGAATTAAAAAAAGAGTGTAATTGTGCAGAAATGTCTTGTAAAGAAGATTGTGTTAAAACCCATACCCATAAAGGATTTTGGTGTGAAAAATGCCATCCTGAAAGATATGGAAAAGAGTTAAAAAAAGAATGGGAGGTTGATTTGGATAATGACTTATTTCTAAAACAATGGTCATCTGTAAAAGGGGCAAATAAAGAATTAGTTGAACATATCAAATTTATTGTCTCCTCTTTACTCGCCAAGCAACAGGAAGAGTTTGTGAAGTGTATTCCAAAGGAGTTAATAATTGAAAGTAATTGGCTAAGAGGATTAGGTTATAATGACTGTATCGCAGATATTAAAAGCAAGTTAAATAAATAAGATGACAATGACCCGAATTTGTGAATATTGTGGAGGTTTAACAATTTGGGTTCGTCATTGTTGTAAAGAAAAAATTATGTCAAATTATTACATAAGCAAATGTTGTGGAGAGCAGGTAATAATAAAAGGAAGAAATAAAGATGGTAAAAGAATACCACAGAAATATTTTTGCCTAGCTTGCCATAAAGAATGTGAAGTCACCGCTATGATAGATACTCCAAATGATGTGCCAAAAGAAGATAAATGTGAAATCTGTAATCACGGTATATGTCCTGCTTGTCACGAGTGTCATAATCAAGATTGTGATATTTTCTGCGAACCTGTAAAACTTTGTTGGGATTGGTTAATTAAGAGTTAATTAAATTATTAAAATGAAAAAAGTATATAACCGAGACAAAAGAATATGGAAAGATGAGAAGCCTATGACATCTCTCAAACGCCCTGAAACGTGTAAGGGCAAGAAACCGCACGAGTTTGTTTTAATTATACCTAAATATATTTCCACTACTCACGACTTCAACTTTGATGAGGTTAGAAAATATTATGAGATAAAGGATTCTGAATGTAAGTTTGCCGAGGAACTTGATAGAGAATATAAAAAATTAGGAGTGCGAAATAGTTGTTATTTTTTACATAGATGTTTTCGATATTATAAGTGTAGCCGTTGTGGCAAAGAAAAATATGAATAAAAAATTAGATGAACTGTATTAATTGTCACAAAAGAACTACCCATATTTTATGTTCTGACAGATGTAGAAAAGAATGGGATGAAAAAAGGAGGATAGAAAGAAGATTGCTTTTAAAAAAGAAACAAGTTATAATAAGTTAAATATTTTATGGTAGAAATTGAAAAAATAACTGGTAGATTGGGTAATCAAATGTTTCAATGGGCATTTCTTTACGCTTTATGCCGTGAAGAACAGATACCAGATACTTATGTTCAAAACTATCACTACTTTGACAAATACCGAAATGAACTAAGAGAGATTTTTGGTGAAGGTATTAGAAATATTAATAGAGTCGGAATTCATGTTAGGCGAGGAGATTATGTAAATAATCCTTTTTATACTGATTTTTCAAAAACGGATTATTACGAGAGAGCAATGGCACTATTTCCAGGTAAAGAGTTTTTAATATTTAGTGATGACAAGGAATGGTGCAAAACACGATTCCCAAATATTGAAACTTATAGTGGCAAAACAGAGTTAGAGGATTTTAATGGACTAGCTAGTTGCGAAGGTATTATAATGGCAAATTCTAGTTTTTCTTGGTGGGCTTCATATCTCTCAAGTGCCAAGGTAGTTGCACCAAAAGAACAGCTGTGGTATACTGATTGTAAAATTAGATGTAAACTATTAAACGAATGGACGCAAATCTAAATAAATATAAAATTGCAGTTGTGTGTATATGCCTTAATAAAAATTATTGGCAATATTTACCACCGATGATTGAGTCAGCAAGAAAATTTTTTCTAAAAGGCCACGATTTAGATTTTATCGCTTGGACTGATATGCCAAGTGACACAAAAATAGACGCCAAAATTATACCAACAGAACCTTTTCAATGGCCTCTACCGACTCTTCATAGATATTCTCTATTTCTTAGAGAGGAAGAATTACTATCAACTTATGATTTTATATACTATATTGATGCCGACATGTTGTTTGTCTCTCCAGTTGGTGATGAGGTTTTAGGAGAACTTGTTGCTGCTCAACATCCAATGTATGCAACTAGACGTGATTTTATCCCTCCTTATGAACCAAATGACAGGTCAACAGCCTTTATACCAAGGCCAGGACGAATAATTGAAAAGAAGGGAAAGAAGATGTTTGAACCGTTATATTATGCTGGTGGTTTTCAAGGCGGTCGTTCAGATACTTTTATAAAAGCGATGAAGGCTATGAAGGAAAAAATTGATTTAGATTTTGCAAAAAATAATTATATTGCTATTTGGAATGATGAGAGTCACTGGAATAGATATTGTTTTGAGAACACACCAGACGTAGTATTGTCTCCATCTTATGTATATCCTGATTCATTAATTAACTCTTATTATAGAAAAGTATGGGGTAGAAATTATGTGCCTAAACTTGTCACTCTTACTAAACCTTTTTCAACTAGTCAAGAAGGTGGTGCTAATCTTGAAAGAACTTTAAAAAACCTATGAACATATCAATTATAATACCAGTCCATAATCACGCTGAATACCTTGAGGAGTCTATTGAAAGTGCTTACAATCAAACAATGCAAGCTCACGAGATTATTGTAGTGGATGATGGTAGCACCGATAATAGTAAAGAAATTGCTGAAAGATATATGTTTAAACAGTTTCCACTTATAGATAGTCCAGTTAAGGTTATTTCTCAAAATAATAAAGGATTACCATCGGCTAGAAATACAGGCATAATGGCCTCTACTGGCGATTATATTCTATTCCTAGACGCTGATGATATTTTAATGGAAAACGCTGTTGAGAGAATTACCCAAGAAATACAAGCGATGAATGCCGATGTTGTTGCTCCATCTTTTGTCGAGTTTGGAAAAAGCAACCGTGAGGTAATTTTAGGAGCATTTACTATGGATGACTTAAAAATCGCTAACAGAATAGCTTATTGTTGTGCAATAAGAAGAAAGGCTTTAATTGAAGTTGGCGGGTATAATCCAAAAATGAAATGGGGGTGGGAAGATTATGACTTAACTTTTGACTTATTTAAGCGAGGTAAAACAATTTCAATTATCCAGGAAGTTTTGTTTAAGTATCGTGTAAAGGATAGGTCGATGATACACGAGGCAAACGAACATAGTGATGAGCTATGGACCCAAATTAGGAAAAATCACCCAACACTTTTTAAATGATTAGCGTTTGTATTCCAACCAGTGATATGGAAAATAAAGTAGAGTTTTTTACTCGCTGTCTTGATTCACTATGGAGTCAATCTTATCAAGACTTTGAAATTGTGGTCACTGATAATTCTGATGATAATATTATAGAAGATATATGTAATTTTTACAAAACGGGTATAGTTTATTACCGAAATCCAATTAAAGGGATGGCTCAAAACACGAATGAAGGTATCAAAAGGTCTAAAGGGGAATTAATTAAAATACTTTATATGGATGACTACCTGGCTCATCCTAATTCGCTTTTGAAGATTTTGACTCACTTTAACGGTGAATGGTTGGTATCTGGTTGTATTCACGATGACGGGTTGGGGACATTTAATCCTCATACCCCTCACTATTCCGAAGATATACACCTTGGACATAACACGATTGGTGGACCTTCAGTCTTAACAATTAGAAACAATAATCCTTTAATGTTTGATGAGACTATGACCTGGTTGCTTGATTGTGATTATTATCGGAGAATGTTTGACTTATTTGGTGAACCAACAATTTTAAAAGACAAGAATGTAGTAATAGGCCTTCACCCATCACAGGCCACGCATACGATGGGTCAAGCTAGAAAATTATTAGAATTAGAATATATGCAAAAAAAATATGAATAAACGAGTTTTACTTACTGGTGCTGGTGGTAGTATTGGAATCCATACCCTGTCTCAAATAATGAAAAACACCGATTGGGATTTGGTGGCGGTTGATAGCTTTAGACATAAGGGTTGGTGTGACCGAATTGTTAATCACTTAGAAAGACATCCTAATGATGTTCCTAGAATTAAAGTAATTACCCACGATTTAATTGCCCCATTTTCTGAACTAACTAAGAAAGAAATCGGACACATAGATTATATTATAAATATGGCTTCACTTTCTGATGTAGAGGCAAGTAATATTAACCCAGTTCCTTTTGTTAGAAATAATATTGATTTAGTTTTAAATATGGTTGAATATGCCAGAGAAATTAAACCAGAGGCATTTATCCAAATCTCAACAGACGAAGTTTATGGACCAACAACTGGTAAAGATGATGGATATAAAGAATGGGACGCAAAAATTCCTTCAAATCCTTACGCCGCCTCAAAATCGTGTCAAGAAGAAATATGTATTGCTTGGTGGAGGGCATTTGGACTTCCTCTCATCATAACAAATACAATGAATAATTTTGGAGAAATGCAACAGGACTCAAAATATCCAGTAATTGTTCAAAAGAAAATTACCAAAGGAGAAGAGATAACGATACATGGTGATAAAGATGGAATTGGCTCTCGCTCTTATATTCATTCTCAAAACTTTGCTAACGCTTTAATTTTCTTATTAAAAAATACTAAACCTTATATTCATAAGCCAAGTACGGTAGATAAACCCGATAGATACCATATTGCTGGCGATAAACAAGTAGATAATCTAGAGTTGGCAAAAATGATTGCTGATTTAATGGGTAAGGAGCTGAAATATAAAGTAGTAGATTTCCATAGCACCCGCCCCGGACACGATAAACATTATGGTCTCAATGCAGATAAGATTAAGGCACTTGGTTGGAAGTCGCCAGTTAGTTTTGAAGAAAGTTTAGCAAATTGTATCAAATGGCAATCAGAAAACCCAAAATGGATAAATTAAAACATAAATTTGATGGTAGATATGGTGGGTCGGTATGTGATAAAAAAGAGGAACAGGCAATTACAAAGACCGTTCACAAGTGTATTAAAAGTGGAAATTGGCAAGCAGGTTTAGAGGCTAAAAAAATGGAAGATGAGGCCAGTAAAACTCTCGGATTAAAATATGGAATACTTACTACTTCTGGTTCTTGTGCTGGGTTGCTTGCTTTGTCTGCTCTTGAACTTCCTAATGGTTCTGAAGTTATTATCTCTGCCGTCACCTTCCCGACTATCTTTAATATTATACTTCAGTGCAATCTTGTTCCCGTTGTTGTTGATGCTAAAATTGGTTCATACACTTTTGATGTAAAAGAAGTAGAAAAAGCCATAACAGAAAAGACTAGAGCAATTATTGCTGTTCACCCAGTAGGTAATCCTTGTGATATGGAAGCCTTGATGAAGGTAGTTAAGAATAAAGGTATTTGGGTGCTTGAAGACTGTTGTGACACTTGGGGAGCATCAATTAACGGTAAAATGCTAGGAACTTTTGGTGATATTATGTTCACCTCATTTCACGCCGCCCATATAGTGTCAATGGGTGTTGGTGGTGGTGTATTTACTAATAGTAAAGTTTTAGCTGGAAAGGTCAGACAGTATAGAGACTGGGGTAGAATTGCTGATGCTTCTAAACCTCATAATTGCAAATCACTTCCTAAAGACCAAAATCCTAGATTTGTGTATGACAAGATAGGATATAACTTTCAAATTCTTGAACTTCAAGCGGCAATGGGTAGAGTTCAGTTAAAAAAGGCTAAAAAGATTAAGAAATTAAGGAAGAAGAACTTTGACTATTTATATAAAAACCTAGCAAAGTATAAAGAATTAATTTTACCTGTTTCAGTTAAGGGAGCTGATGTGTGTTGGTTTGCTTTTCCTTTAACCGTGACTGGTGAACGAGAACCGCTTGTTTCTTTCCTTGAAAAACACGGAGTTGAAACAAGGAGTATGTTTGCTGGCGTAATAACCAATCATCCAGCCTATGAAAAATCTATTTATAGGATAGACGGTGATTTATTAGAGGCTAATTATATTCTTGAACATTCCTTTTGGATTACTGTCCATCCTCGTCTAACTAAATCTGACCTAGATTATATAATTGGATTATTTGATAAATATTATGCTAAAAATTCCTGAAGTCACAATTATATTACTCACAAATCGTGATTTTGAAGGTGCTAAAAAGGCAATGGATTTGTCGTGCAAAGATATAGAATTTGGTGGAGCTAAAATCATCTGGGATGAAAAGTGTAATTCTATTGAAAAGTGGAATGAGAAGATGATTAAGGAACTTCCTAAATATATAGATACCTCTCACGCTTTAATAATCCATCAAGATGGCCATGTGGTTCATCCTGAACTATGGAATACTAAATGGTTAGAGCTAGACTTTATTGGGGCTCCGTGGCCATTACCACAAGATACTTATTCTTACCGAGATGAAGAAGGTGAGTTACAACGTGTCGGAAATTCTGTATCGCTCCGTAGTAAAAAACTGATGGACTTAGTTGCTACTCGCCCAATGGAATTTCATTATGGTAATAATAACGAAGATGGACAGATATGTTGCTGGAATCGTAAATGGTTAGAATCTAAAGGATGTAAATTTGCGACTTTTGAACAAGCATTACATTTTTCCAAAGAACATAATTTACCAGAGAACGCAGGTTTATCAACTTTTTGCTTTCATTCACTATGACAATATTATCAATAATGCACGCTGGGTCGGGAATAGGTAATCAACTCCATCGTTATGTGGCTTGTCGGGCGTTGGCTTATGCTAAGGGATGTAGATTTGGTGTTATTGCTCCTGAACTTTTTAAGGCTAAAGATTTTATCAAGGCTGAAATGGGCGAGGAATATCACGACTATGCAGTAGAGTATGGAACTGGAAAGGTTGTCCCTAGCGGTATGTTTATGGCGGGTGATTGTATTTTAGATAATGAATCACAGAACGAAAGGATTTTCTTTCCGATAATAGATAAAGTAAGGAAGTGGTTGCCGACTGAACCTCTTGAAATGCCAGATGATTTGTGTGTGATTAATTTCCGAGGTGGAGAGTATAAGGTATTTCCTGAATTGTTTTTACCAAAAGAATACTGGAATCTGGCGATTAAAATGATGAAAGAGGAAAATCCAAATATGAAATTTGAAGTCCATACTGACGATGAAGAAGAAGCAAAAAAATTCTTTCCTGACTTTAAATGTATCCACGATGCTGGTTTAAATTGGCGTTCTATTCGCTATGCCAAATACCTCATTCTTTCAAATAGTAGTTTTAATATCTTACCAGCCTATATGAATGAGAACGTAAAGAAAGTGATATGCCCAAAGTATTGGGCTAGATACAATACAAAAGAATGGATTAACCCTGATAACGCAACTTATAGCAAGTTCACTTATATACATCATGATGAAAAAGATATTAGTTAATTATAATTTTACACCTGATAAGTCGTGGATAGGTGATGACTATCTTATTTACGATAGGTCAGATGACGGCATAGACCATTTAACTGAATTTGACCAAGCAAAAATTATCAAGACTCCTAATCTTGGCCAAGTGGACTATGATAAATTATGCTACTTGATATATAACTATGACAATCTACCAGATGTTTTCTTGTGGGGAAAAACTAATATGTTTAAATACATCACTCCCGAAGAATACGATAGGGTAAAAGATAATAAAGAATTTACGCCATTACTCACTCAAAATCATAAAACATATTCTGATAATAATGGGATTGTAAATTACTACTCGGCTGGTATGTATCACGAACGTAATGACAACTGGTTTTTTAATGAATTTCCATCTAAGTATGTTAAAACGTTTAACGAATGGTGTCATCATTTTTATCTGCCAGCCGTCTCATATATTCCTTTTGCTCCTGGTGGAAATTATATTTTAACAAAACAAGATGTTCACAAATACGCCAAAGATTATTATATTAAAATGGCTGAAACTTTACCTTATTGCCGAGAGCCAGTCGAAGCTCAATGTGCGGAAAGAAGTTATTTTTTAATGTGGAAATGATTTACGATACTTTTTGTTTTTGGAATGAATTGGACTTACTGGAAATCAGGCTGAATATTCTTGACCAGTATGTTGATTATTTTGTTATATGTGAGGGGTCAGAAACATTCTCTGGCCAGAGAAAACTACTTAATTTCTTAGAAAATGTAGATAGATTTAAAAAATGGAAAGATAAAATTATTTATATCACTCCACAATTAATAGAAACAGATGACCCATTCGCTAGGGCTGGTTATCAAAAGGATTATATCAGAACCAGATTATTAGATTATGCTAAAGACGATGATATAATTTATTTTGGTGACCTAGATGAAATTTGGAAACCCCAGGAGATAACTGATGATAAGGTTTATAATTTACAACAACTTAATTATTCCTATTATCTTAATAATCGTTCTAGTGAAGCGTGGGTGGGAACTGTGGTAGGTAAGTGGAAGATTTTTAAAACTAACTCTGTAAATTACTGGCGGGCAAATCATACCAACGAACTCCCCGATGGTGGTTGGCACTTTACTAATATTGGAGGACTAGACCAGATACTTAAAAAAATAGAATCTTATGACCATTGTAATGAAGTAAATTGTGATTGGGTAAGGGATGGAATGAAAGCCCGTATAGAGAACGGCGAGGATTATTTAGGACGAAGTAATGACTGGCAAGGTAAGCCTTTTAAGATGTGGACGGATGAAAAAGAATTGCCTCACTATCTATTAGAAAATAAAGATAAATATAAAAAGTTATGGAAGTAATTGAAGGAACCAAACTATCAAACCTTTGCGACTACTCCTTTGGAGACCACTTAGGAGGTCAAGAACCAGATATTTTAATTGGTGGTTTTATGAAAATGGCCAATAAAGATAATCAAGAATTCTTTGATAAGTGTAAAGAGTTTGAAGGGAAAGTGATGACCTTGTTCATAGATAATATCCGTTTGTATCCTAGAAATATCTTAGCCAAGAAGGAAGATGAAGCCTATTTGATTTGGTTGATGACGAATAATGATTTACTTGGACTATGTAGAAAACTTCCAAATAACAAATTCTTAATCTTCTGCTCACACGAAGACACACCAATCGATGACCAGATTGAAATACCTGATAATGTATTAGGAATATATGCTGTGAACGCTAAACACTTTGGTGGAAAGATACACCCATTTCCTTATGGTGTTCAAAGAGTAATCAATCGCCCTAATAATCCAATAGATAACCGTATTCAAATCTTAAAGGAGGAAATAGGAAAAGAAATAAAGCCAACCAAACTTCTTTACATTAACTGTGGCATAGGCAGGAATCCTGATAGGCAACCTTTGGTCGATTTTCAAGGATTGCCGTGGGTCACAACACGATTTAATGAGGATTCAATGTATTTTACTTATGATTATTACCGAGAGTTCTTAAACGAAATGCGAGACCACAAGTTTATGGTCTGCCCTGAAGGACACGGAATGGACTGTCACCGAAATTGGGAATTATTATATATGAGACGTGTGCCAGTAATGAAACGAACACCATATTTCACTTGCCTAATGAAAGGTTTTCCTGTATTATTTGTAGAGCAATGGTCAGATATTACACAAAAACTATTAGAGGACTCGGACCACCTATTTCAAGAGGCACAGACTATGGACTTGTCTAAATTAGATTTAAACTTAATTTTTAAAAATATAATTAAACAATATGAAAAGTAAAGAAGGAAATTGGTCAGCCAAATATAATTGCGAGCAGTGTAACGAAGAATGGGAAGAGGTATCTTCTTACGAAGATGACCCTGTATCCACAAGATGCCCATTATGCTCAATGCCAATAACTCAAATGATACACGATGTCTTTATAGAAGAGGGATTATTAGCAGTATTTAAACAACTATATTTAAGATTAAAATAATATGAAACTCACAAGTAGCAAACCACAAGAGATTATTTTATCAGCCGTCAAAAAGTATGTGGAGTTTATCGCTCCCACTTATGGTCCAGCCGGTAAAAAGATTTTAATAGTTGCCAATGAATTTACTCACGAAGCCGTGGATGATGGTAAACGCTCGTCCCAAGCATTTGAAATAGAGAATGAGTTAGAGAATGCTGTTATACAATACATCAAGGAAACCACCCAGAAAGGTAAGGACGGAACTACTACTGCTGGTTTAATAATGGGGAACATCATCCTAGAAGCCTTTAAAGACCTCAAAAATGACTTTAGCGACACGGATTATCATGGTATGGCTCTATCTCTTAAAAAGGGTCTAAATGAGGCTGTAAAGGCCATTTCAAAGGCTTCACGCAAGATTAAGACTAAGGATGAACTCTACGCTATTGCTCATAACTCTTATAACAATGAAACAATAGCTAAATTGATAGCTGATACTATTTACACAATAGGAAAAGATGGAGTGCTATCAGTAGAAGATTCAAAGGGAACAGACACAAGTGTTGAAGTAGTAAGCGGACTAGAGATTCCAAAAGGCTATGCTTCCCCTTATCTTGTAAATCAAGAGGACAAAGTTGTATTGGAAAGCCCAGCTATTCTTTTAGTGAATAAAAAAATCAATTTATTCAATGAAATAGCCATTATTCTAAAGGACATAGTTAATCAAGGACTAAAGGACATTGTAATCATAGCAGAAGGCTTTGGTGAGGATGTAATAATCAAGTGTTTAGGCTATCGAATGCAAGGTATATTCCGCCCACTCTTGATTGAAACACCCGGATATGGAGATAGATTAGAGAACTTACAGGACATTGCTTGCATTGTAGACGCAAAAGTTGTTGATGATAAGCTACTTAATTTAAAAGATGTCAAGGTAAGTGACTGGGGCAGTTGTGATATTATTAAATCAACAAAGGATAAAACAATTATTTTAGGTGGACAAGGAAAGACTAAAGACTATATTCAAACCCTAAAAAACCAACTAGAATCAAGTACAAATAACTTTGAAAAGGACAAACTAACCAAGAGAATAGCAGTATTAAGTGGAGGCATCGCAGTAATAAAGGTCGGAGCTTACACAGAGAACGAACAAAAAGGCATAAAAACAAAGGTAGAAAACGCAGTCAATTCAACTCAAATAGCTTTTAAAGGTGGTGTTGTAGAAGGAGCGGGTAAGAGTTTAATGAACATCAAGACCTCATCTGAACTATTAAATCACGCCCTACAAGCCCCAAGAAAGCAATTAGAAGCAAATGGTGCTAAATACCTAGATGAAAATACCTTTGACCCGACTGATGTAGTAATAACTGCTTTAGAGAGTGCAATTTCAATCGCCCACGGATTACTAACTTTAGGAGGTATAGTAGTGCCTAAGAGAGAGAAGAAAGATAAAGTAGAATTCTAATATGGAAACCGGCAGACCCACAGTAATGACTCCAGAAACAATCTCCAAGTTAGAGGAGGCATTTTCTGTTGGAGCAACTGATAAAGAAGCTATATTTCTAGCCAATATTTCTTCTGCCACATTTTATGCTTATTGTAAAGAACACCCAGAGTTTTCAGAGAGAAAGGAAGCTCTTAAAGATATGCCTAAGTATAGAGCTAGAAAGAATATAGTTAATAAGATAAATGATGGTGATGTGCCTGTATCCCAATGGTATGCTGAAAGAAAGGCCAAGGAAGAGTTCAGTAATAGAACTGACTTGAATGTAAGTGGTGAAATGGTTAGTAAAGTAATTAAATTAGATATTGAATGAAAGATGAAGAAATTAATTTCACAGACCTAGCCCACTTTCTCCCTAAGCAATTAGAGGCGGCCAAAGCATCTCGTAGATTTAAATTTGTTCTCTATGGAGGCTCACTAGGCTCTGGTAAATCATATTGGTTAAGATGGATGATGGTTTATTGGCTAATGGAGTTCTGGGCTAAGTATCAACTAAAAGGAATTAGAGCTGGACTATTCTGTGAAGACTATCCATCATTAAACGACCGACACCTATCCAAAGTTAAATATGAATTTCCAGCGTGGTTAGGAACATATAATGAAGCTAAGCACGAGTTTACACTTGCACCTGAATATGGGTCAGGTGTTATTGTCTTCCGTAACCTAGACGACCCAGAGAAGTATTTGTCAGTCGAATTTGCTATTGAAGGTGTGGATGAAATAAATAGAAATCCTGTCACTACGTTTAGAGAATTAAGAAAACGTTTACGCTGGGCTGGTATCAAAGATGTAAAGTTTTTATGTGCTTGCAATCCAGTGGGTGAAGTGTGGGTAAAGAATATGTTTGTTAAACGTATCTTTCCACCAGAAGAAAGTGAACAATATGAATTTGTCTATGTGCCAGCTTTACCAACTGATAACCCATTCCTAGATGCCTCGTATTATAAATCACTTGAATCACTACCCGAAGCTGAACGCAAGGCATTCTTAGAGGGTAATTGGGATTCCTTTACTGATTCTATGGATGTAAAAGGTTATATTAGATTGGTAAATGATAGGGAATTACAATCAACATTTACACCAGATGCTAAACACGCTGGATATTTGATTATGGGTGTGGACCCAGCCGCCGGAGGTGACAAATCAGCTATTGTGGTAAAATCCGGAAACTTACAAGAAATAGTATTTAACCAAAAATTAGAAAACACTATGGATTTGGTCGGTATTATTCAAGAGATATATCACCGTTGTTTGATTGATATGATTGTTGTTGACAAGACTGGTGTTGGCCAAGGAGTATTTGATAGGCTAAGAGATATGGGATTACCAGTTAGAGGAGTTTCATTTGGAGAAAAGTCAGAAAGCGAAATGTTTAGTAATTTAAAGGCCGAACTTCACTGGAAAGAAAGAAAATGGTTATTATCTGGTGGTAAATTATTACAAAATCACGGTTGGAACGAGTTTGAGTATGTAAAATATAAGCATAAAGATGGTAAAATTAGTATTCAGCCTAAAGAAGAACTATTTAAAGATGGTATTCCATCACCTAATTGTGTTGATGCCTCTGTCTTGACAATGGTAATTCCTGATAGTGCTATACGCAATAATGCAGTTTATAAACATCAAGGAGGTAAATTCTTTGATAAAATGGAACAAATTTATGAACAAGGATAATTCTAAAGAAAAGAAGTTTAAAGTTATTGAAAAGGACGCAAAGGATGCTCCAGTTAAAGATATTGAGTGGGAAGGTGAGGAATTAGGTGCCGAATCAACTACTAAAATACAGGAGGATAAAGGAACCGGCCAACCAATAGTTATAAGATTTTTTGATTTTGCTGTTAATAAGGAAGCATTTAAAAACCACACCCCAACGGCTCAAGAATTATTTAATTCTCATCGTATGGGTATGGATGCAATGCTTTGGAACGATGGTTTGGTTCCTTGTGAAGCAATAGAACCAAGGATTTTGTTCGCTAAAGATAAAAGTCATTATCGTTTTGTGGTATCGTGCATTCCAAGCTTGGGCAATGCTATTGTTGATAAAAGTAAAACATTAGAAGAATTATTTAAAATAAAATGAATGCTGCTCAAATACAATCTAGGTATCAAGAATCATTTGAATTTTTACAAGCTCGTAAAAAACGTCAAGCTAATCAGTTAGTTTTACTTTCCAATATGCGTAGAGGCGACCAGAATATCGCTTCAACTTTAATGCTTACTTTATTTGACCGAGTAATGTCTTCTATTTATGACGACCGTATTCAAGTTAAATTCCTTCCTTCACAAGGCATAGACCAAAATCAAATCAATTCTTATAATCTTTTAGCTCAATCAGACTATCAAGAAATGGGCAAGGCTAAGTTAGATTATGACTGGTGTTGGGATACACTATTCTTTGGTCGTGGCTACATGGAAACTATCCGTTTTGATATGAAGAAGAAGATATTGCAACCACACGTTATAAATCCTCTGAACTTTGGTTATGACCCTTATTTTGATGCGGTGCAAGACTGGAGATATTATTGGAAGTGGATTACCAAATCCAAACAAGATTTATTAAAATTAGAAAAGGCTGGATTATTAAAAGTGAAGGTTGGAGAATTAGCCTCTGGTGTTGACCCTTATTTATGGGATTACAAAGTTAAGAGAGACCAAGCACGAGAAGGTGTTGCACCATCAATGGAATCTTATGGTGGTGATGTATATCAAATACTTGAGTTCTATGGTTATGATGATTCTAATTTTAAGACCGTGTTTTGGGTGGATAAGAATTTTAGTAAAATAATTTATCAAAAGAAGTTAGATTTAATGGATGGCGAGGAGATTATTTTGCCAGATGGGGCTAGCGTTTCTCGAGACTGTAAGTGGCCTATTGTCGTCAAGGAAGCCTTTAGAATGCCACACTCATCATTACCTATATCGGTAGCGGACCTACTCGAAGATAAACATCGAGCTAAAAGTGTATTGTTAAACCTATGTTATATCGCCGCTAAAGATACTGCTAATCCTTTGTATGGTTATAATCCTGATAAAGTAAGGGATGTTTCTCAATTCCTAAACCGCCAAATCAATCAGCATATTCCAATGGATGACGAAACTGCCGCTTGGCCACTGGCTAAATCATCCTCTATGTCACCAGACCTACAAGCATTTATTCAATACCTAGATGCTGAAGCACAAGAGCCTATGGGTGCTGGTCGTCCAATGCAATCTACAGCAACTCAAGCATCTGGTACAGCCACTCAAGCTGCTATTGACCAGCAATTAAACGATATGGCTTCTTCTTTACAAGGCAAAGTAATGCAATTTGGTGAAGCGGAATTCTGGTCTCACTGGTTCCATCGTTATGCTAAAAATGCTAAGGAATTAAAAGAGAAAACTGCTAATATTATAGGAATTAAGGGTGTGGATTCAAAAATAATAAGCCTAGAAGACTTTAAGGCTGATTTTCCTCCTGGCGTTTCAGTATATTCTGCTAAGGAAGCTGAGTATAAGAATCTTGTTAAACGAAGGGATTGGATGCAATTATATCCCGCTCTTTCGCAAACCCTTGACCCTGATGGTATGAGAAACTTCCAAAAGCACGTTTTCTTCCCCTTAATGGTAGATGACCCAGCCACAATAGATGTTATGCTACCAAAAACTTTAGATGAAATAGATGCTGAAGGGGAAAACGAACTATTAAGCAAAGGAACTATGCCTGATGTATTAGAAACTGACGAGCATACAACCCACTTATATACTCATATGATGGTCCAACCTAAGACCTGGCAGACGTGGGTACATATTGACTGGCACGAAAAACTGTTGGCTGAACAGAAAAAACAGCAAATGATTACTCAACAGCAAGAGATGGGTGGTATGATAGACAAAAAGCCTAAGGTTGGAGCCGAAAGGTCGAATCCAATATCCCAGGCAAGTCCACTTAAAACAGAAATTAAAAGAAATAATAAAAGTAATAATTTTAACAAATAATGAACTACGCAAAAAATTTACCTAGAGATACTGGCGGTGAACCAATGCAAAATTTTCCTGCTCCTTTTAAAGCAGTAAATAGAATCACCTCAGAGAACCAAGTTGCTTCGTCAGTTATTACCTTGCACCCAGACACAACCACTTTAGAGGTTGGTGCTTTTGGTGGTCAAGGTGCGGTTATTAGATGGGTTCCAAATACTGAAACGGCGGCTGCGGCTGGTGCAAAAGCTTCAGTTGTTGCTTCTGGTGCTGGTGCTAATTATGACCACTATGTGCCACCATCAAATTATAGAAGATTTGTCGTTCCTAAAGAGACGGCCGGTCAGCCTGTTGGTCAAGCTGGTAGCGTTAATGGTTTATACAATCGTCTCGCTGTCATAAACGCTGGCACAACTGCCACAAGTATCTTAATCGCTGAATACTAATATGCCTAAAAAAATAATAAAATTACCAAAAGAAAATAGTCTCCCACCACCGGAAATTGTTGAAGAAGTAAAAGAAGTAATGTTTCCGAAAGTTCTCCCTATTACCCAAGAGTTTGGAAATGGAGATATGAACATATTAAAAGATAAAATCAATGAAATCATCTCTAACAGATAAACAACAAGAACAGTTAAGAGAACGCGGGAGGGTCATTGCCCGTGGCATTGAAGATGTAAAGGTCGAACAACAAAAGAATATGGCAAAGGCGGAAAAAAGGCATCAAACAATGCTTGAACGAGCCGCCGAAAGGGCGTTATCAGGGGGAGTGCAATTTTAGGCTCCCGAAACAAATTAAACATAAAAAAAACTATGTCAATTAGATTACCTTTACAGACTGTATTTGATTACACCCACACTAACCAGGGGACTACCTCTGTTGCTGGTGGTTGGGCTTACAACTTTAAACTGCCACAGGATACCGATAATGTGGTTGTAAAATTAGTTGCTTCGGTAGTGGCTGGTGGTGTTAGTGCAATCTTTCAGACTTCAGATGATGGTGGAACAACTTACTATGATGTTGCTAGGACAAGTATTGTTTCAGCTAACGGTGCTGGTGCCGCTTCACAGTGGATGTCCATTCCTACTGTGTCCGGTGGTTTAAGAACAGCCGTCACTCAAAGTGCGTCAGTTATTACTGCTGGTGTTGGTAGTGCATCTGCTTCTACTTTGGGTTCACAGCAAGTATCTGGTCTTCCGGTCTTAGGTTTGCAGAACCGTATTTTCCTTATTTCAACAGGAAATGCAACAGATATTAGTGCAAGAGTCCAAGTGATGGTTAATAACCAGTCAGCTACAGCTTAAAATTTATGGACGAGATAACAGAAGAAAACAAGGTTAAGTTAAGAGAGATACAAGACCGTTTAGTTCGACTCCTAGAAGCTCTAGCGAGGCTTGAAACAAACGAAGATTGGCTTACCTTAAAAGAATTGGTCTTTAACAAAACATTAGCTTCGATTGAGAAACAACTAATAAATGAGTCTTTAGCAAAAGTCATTGACACTAATAAGTTATATAAACTTCAAGGTGAATGGGCTTGGGCTAAACAGAACGTTGATAGTGAGAGGTTTATTCAAACCTTAAAGTCTCAGTTAGAAGACATTAAGAAAAAATTACAATGAACGAAACTCCGAGGACTTTGCCTCAATATGCAAAAGCACCCGATTATTCTTCCTTACCGAGGAATATGAGACTCACCCCAAGAGGAGTATCATCAGCCCCAATGTCTCGTAGATTTCCACAAATCCGAGGTGGACAGTGTGAATTCTGCGGAACGCTTGATTCCTATCAGCCTGGTGATATGCAATATAAACTCTGCCCTCATTACAGAGGAATGGAGATGAAATGTGTATATTGCGGTGATAAGAGAAATCAAGATGAGGTAGTTAGAAATAGCACCCTAAACGTAGCGGAACATCCCTACCGACCAGGTGAACTACTTGTCTGGTGCAACTCGTTCGAGTGCGTAAAGGCACACGAACAAGCATTCAAACAAGCAAGTTAAAAGTTTGTTTTTGCAAACTATCCTGCCCTTCCTAGTCAGAAGTCAAGCAGTGCAATTATTAGACTAATCCCGTTGTGGAGGTCGCTGACCACAAGGTGAAACACAAGCAGAAAAATGGAAGAACAAGAAATAAATTTGGAACTGGACAACATTCAGTCCAATGTCGAAGAAAGATTAAAAGTTAAAAATCGTTTTGAAAAGCTCTCTGAAAAAGTAATACTTACTTCAAAAGAAAAGGATGAAGCTATTGCGAAAGCAACAGCGGCCGAAGAAGCGAGACAAAAAGCTGAAAAAGACTTGAATTTTTATAAAGGTTTTTCAACTAATGTCTCAAAGTATCCTCAAGCCTCAGCTTACCAAGATAAAATTAAGGAAAGAGTGGATAAGGGATATGATACTGAAGATGCCATCCTTGCGGTCTTGGCAAAAGAGGGTAAATTAACCCCTCCGCCAGCACCTAAACCAACTGAACAACAAATTGAAGGCGGCTCAGCTCCAACATTGACCGAAGGTCAAAAATCAATTTCTGATATGAAACCGGAAGAAAAACTGGAGGCACTAAAAGAAGCCGAAAAGTCTGGATTGCTCGTTGGTGCTTTAAGAGGTAGATAACTTGGGATGAGACTTATTTAATAAAATGGCAACAACTGTAAGAAATAGTGACTGGGGTGGTTCATCCACCCAAACGTCTGAACTTCTGACTGGATACATCACTGATATGGTCAGGATGCTAGAGCCAGACCTTCAGTATGCAAAACTCGGAACTCGAAGGGACGCTCCTAAAGGTTCTGATAGGATTATTTTCCCACAGCCAGCTCAATTACCAGTTAAGATTAACGTCTCAATGGTGACTGTTGGCGGTCCTAATATTGGTGGGTCAGGTTCTGTATGGGGTGCCGGTGCTTCCATTATTGGAGGTGACCCTAACTCCGTCAAAGGTGGTTTCCCCGTGTCTTCAGTATCTGGTGTCGCGGCAATCACCGAAGGTAGCAACCCAACTGCAATTACTTGGGGTGCAACTTCTTATTCAACCGGCCCTGCACAGTATGGTATTTTGGTAGCCGTTTCTGACCTTTTAGTTCGAAACTCTGCTATTGAAGTTATCCAGAATGCAACTATGGAAGTAAGAAATGCCTTAGCTAGAATGGTTGATACGGCTATCCAAACCGTGGTCAATGCTGGCTCAAACGGTATTATTTATTCAGGTGCTAGAACAGCTAGAACTTCAATCGCTGCTGGTGATTTAATTACCCAAGCTGATATGGTTAAAGCTGTATCTTATCTCCGTTCGTCAAACGCCGCTGGTTTGAAAGATTTTGGTGGTTATTACACTGCAATCATTCATCCTGCTGTCGCTTCTGACTTGATGTCAAACACCTCAACTGGTGCTTACATTGATGTTGGACGATACACTAACGTAGAAGACTTGAAACTTGGTAAACTAGGTGGTTTCCGAGGTGTACGTTATCTTGAAACTGCTTGGCAGAATTACTTTAACTCAACTGTCTCTGTGATTCCTACTACCGTTATCGGTCAGGATTCATTCGGTTGGGGGTATTTCCAAGAGCCAACTGCAATTCTAACTACAACTGCAGACTCTAACAACGCTTTGAACCTTTACAGCTCAATTGGTGGTAAAGTTTCATTAGGTGTCACTCGATTTAATGATACCTTGGGTGCTCCAAGAATCATCCGAGTTGAGTCAGCTTTCACTGCTTAGTTAGTTTGTATCTTAACTCAGCCCTAAGGGGCTGGGATTAGGACGTAAATAATTATGGGAAATAGATATAACAAAAAATATTTTACAGACGAGGAAAGAATACAAGCAAAAAAGCTGAAGAGTAGAATTTATGTAAAAAAATATAAAGAAAGATACCCAGAAAGAGTTAGGTTGGCCAAAAAAAAGTGTCCATCCTTTAATAAGGATAAATATTGGAGGAATAAGATTATTGAGAGAGATGGAAATTGCTGTGCTAATTGCGGTTCGCGAGAGAATTTGACACTAGAGCATATTATTCCTAAATGTATTGGTGGGGAGTATTCTTATGCAAATTTAAAGATACTATGTTCCAAGTGTAATTCAAAAACATACCACGATTTAGTTAAAAAGGCTTTAAAATATTATTTTAGGTTAAATTAAAATAAAATTATGTCAACATTATCAAACGTCGCTTCATTTGCAAGGGCTCAATGTCAAACAGACAGTAATGGTTTAACAGACACTAACCTAATTATTTTTGCTAACTCACGTCTAGTTGATTTTCACCGCCAATTAGTAGAACACGGGGTAGATGCGTCTCAACTACAGGAAGCTTATTGTGATGCAAATGTTCCAACTACAGGAAGTGGAACAACCTTAGCCTATCCGTCTGACTGTTTAGCTTTAAAAACAATAGAAGTTAATTATCAAAATACCGACCCAAGCGGTTATATTAGAGCTGAACAAGTAGATGTGGCTAATTTGAGTCAGCAAAATTCTTTTTCATACTTACGTTCAAACGCTTCAACCCAGTGTCCAAAGTTCGACGACCGAGGTGATTGGTATGAAATATTTCCCGCCTTTAAAAGTGGTGATAATTTAACTCAAGCTATTCGTTTGTTCTATTATTTGAAGCCGACTGAATATACAGCTACCTCTGATACCATCTCATATCCCGAAAATCAAGATTATCGAGTACTAGGATTTGGAGTGTGTGCTGATTATTTAAATTCTCTTGGAAAATTTAATGAGGCTCAAGCTTTTGAGCAGAAATATCAGGATAGAGTTCAGCAGTATATTTCAACTCTAGGTCGAGGGAGTTCACAACCAATACAGGTTGAGAATTTAATTATTGGTAGTAATGGTTGGGATTATTAAATTATGGCTATAAGATATTGGGTTGGAGGCACGGGAACTTGGGACGCTAGTGATACAACCCACTGGTCAGCTTCTTCTGGTGGTGCTGGAGGAGCTTCAGTGCCAGGAGCTTCTGATATTGTGACTTTTAATGGCTCATCTGGTGGTGGAACGGTGACGCTCGGGGCGAATATAGAAGTATTTTATATTTTAATGGATGCCTTCACAGGAACATTTGATGCTTCGACATATAATTTAAAAATGTATTATATTCAATGTTCTGGTACTGCAACAAAAACTTTAAATATGGGTAGTGGCACTTGGGAATTTATTAATGATAATACTATTATTATTTTTGGAACGTCTACTAATATTACAGTAAATGCTGGTACTGCGACAATTATTTCTTCTGATAGCACGGGGGGAGCAAAAAAAATAACAGGTGGAAATAAAACTATTAATAACGTAAATATTACAGCTGGAACTGGCAGTCTTGAACTTGAAAATATTACAATAAATAATCTTGATTTAACTGGTTTCAGCGGTAGTTTTTATGCTGACAACCTTTCGATATCTGGTGATATGACCTGTAGTGCAACAATGACAACATCGACTGGAACAGGTGAATTAATATTTATTGAAAGTTCGGGAACAAAAACTTTAACTAGCAATGGTGCAACCATCAAAGCCAATATAACAATTAACAGCACGGGAACCAGGCAATTATCAGACAACTTGACTCTATTGGGTAGTATTACTTTTAATAAAGGAACATTTGATGCAAATGATAAAAATATAACAGCAACTTATATTACAACAACTAGTTCAAGTTCGAAGACTGTGACTATGGGTTCAGGCACTTGGACACTTACGAGTATATTGGGAATAAACTTTGGCGGTAGTGGTTTGACGGTTAATGCAGAAGAATCAACAATTAACATAACAGGTGCAACCGCCGGTTCAGTCACTATTAGTAGTGGTTTAGAGAATTTAAATAATGTAAATATTACAGCTGGCTCTTATACTTTAAATGTTTCTAATTTTATAGCTAATAATGTCAATTTTACTGGCTATACAGGAACCGTTAGATTTAATTTTTTTGTTGTTTACGGCAATCTCACATTAGGAACAGGGATGACATCGTCTTCTTCTGCTGGAACCTTGTATTTTATTGAGGATGCTATTTCTGGTGATACGACTTTTACTAATAATGGGGTATCGTTAAATACAACAATCTATTTCTTAGCGTCAGGAGGCTCAAGAACCTTGACTGATGACCTAACAACCACTCTTGGATTGATTTTTAACGGTGATGGTGCAACATTTAGTGCTAATAATAAAAACATCACCTGTGCCTCAATTAACTCTAATTATGCTGGTACCAAAACTATCAACTTAGGCACTGGAACAATTACTTTAACCGGTACGGGAACAGTTTGGGACACACCATCATCTGGTTTAACTCTTTCTTATACCGGAACAATTAAACTCACTAACACATCTTCTTCTGACGCTTCCTTTTATGGTGGTGGACACACCTTCACTACTCTCTGGTTAAATCGAGGGACATCAACTGGCACAAATACAGTCTACAATTCAAATACATTTGGGGAGATTAAGGATTCAGGAACAGTTGCTCACTCTTTGAAGTTTCAATCAGGCACCACTCAAACTGTCACCACTTTTACAGTTAGTGGTAGTTCAGGAAATATCATCACTTTAAACAGTTCCGATGGTTCAACTCAATTTATTCTTTCAAAGTCTTCGGGTAGAGTTGACTGTGACTATTTAAGGGTTAGCAATTCTCGCGTAAGTGGTGCTTATTGGTATATGGGTTATAATTCAGTTGATGTTGCAAATAATTACGGTTGGCAGAATCCTTATATGTCAAAACCGATTGGAACAAGTTATACCAATATAGCCAAACCTACTAATCCAAGTTATGTTAATATAAATACAGTGGGAAAAGAACAATATGACGACCCTTTTATCACTTATGATGACCCATTAGTATTTTATGACGGAGTTAATCAATCATTATATACAAAGGTCTCAAAACCATCTTAACAATTAAAATATATGTCAACATTTCCATCAGTTTTAACTTCATACACTGACCCCGCCTCAACCAATAGGTTAAATGCCCCTTCTCATTCAAGCGTTGAGTCGGCTCAAAATTCTGGTCTAAGGCAATTAGAAGCGGTCATTGGTATTGCTGGGGCTTCATCTGTTGTTGGCTCATATGAATATATAGTAAAAAGTCCCGCTTCAGATGGTGGAGGACACGTCCAAGGTGTGAACAAGGGTGGAACAGGACAGACAATTTATACTAAAGGTGATGTTTTAATTGCACAAAGTTCATCTGTTTTAACTAAATTGGCCGTTGGTGTAGATAATGAAACATTAATGGCTGATAGTTCAGCAGCAACCGGTGTCCGTTGGGGAACGCCATTAATGAATGTCCAATCTTTTGTTTCTAGTGGAACCTGGGTCAAGCCTTCAAATGCAAGGATGGTCCACGTTATATGTGTCGGAGCTGGTGGCGGCGGTGGAGGGGGTGAAGGAGCGAACGCTGGTACAATTAGAGGAAGTGGCTCCGGCGGTGGAGGGGGTGCTTTTGTTTCAAAAGTCTTCTATGCCAGTGTTTTGACATCTTCTGTTGTTGTCACCGTTCCAGCCGGAGGAGCTGGAGGAGCCGGTGGTAGTGCTGGAAGTGGAACAGATGGGACGACTGGTGGAAATACCTCCTTTGGTCCTTATTTAATCGCTTATGGCGGTGGAGGTGGTGGTAGCGAGTCTGGTTCAAACGGTTCTGGTGGCTCCGGTGGTGGCTCCGGTGGAGCGGGAGAGGTTGGTCAGACTGGAACATCTAAAACTGGTGGTTTACCAGCATCTTCGGTTGCTTCTAATGGTATTTCAGGCCAGGGTGGCGGTAGTGCTAACGGTGGTGACGGACTACCAGCTGAATATGGTGGTGCTGGTGGGGGTGGAGCAGTGGCTCAAGCCGCTGGAAAAGCTGGGGCTTGTGCTTTATTTGGTGGTTCTGGCGGTGGTGCTGGTGGTTCAGTTGATTCAACAACTCCTGGAACAGACACGGCCGGAGGAGCTGGTGGTGGATATGGTTTATATATAACTTCTTGTGGTGGAGTGGCCGGGACAGCCGGAGGTGGTAATGGTGGTGACGGAACCTCCCGTATCGGTTATGGTTGTGGAGATGGCGGCGGCGGTGGTGGTTCACACAATGATGGGACTGCTGGCAATGGTGGTGCTGGTGGAACACCAGGCGGCGGCGGCGGCGGTGGAGGAGGGGGAACAACAGTTGGAGGAAATGGTGGTTCGGGTGGTTCAGGTATCTGCTTAGTATTTACACAATAATGCAAACATTATCAATTAACAATTTTGCTGGAGGTTTGACCCGTCATAATGATGGTGAAATTAACTCTGGGCTAGCTAAATATTCTACAACTTTTGGAAACGACCCATTTTCTAATCCTGGTAATTTAACTTGGTTCGAAACACCAACCAGAGTGGATAGTGGAGGAACGGTTATAACAGATTTAATTGTGGCCGCTCGACCTAGATTAGAAAGTGGAATTACCTATGTCTATGCTATTGGACATACCGGTCGTCTCTATAAAATACAAGTAAACGACCCAACAACTTATAATCCTAATTACGATAACGCCGTTTTACTTGCTACTTTGACCGCTTCAAGCCCAACATTTAAATACGGTTCGTCTATTCAATTTTACGGAGCAACTGAAAGAATTTATATTGGACACGATGTCGGGGTGACAAGAATTGACTTTAATGGAACAAATGAAACTCTTGTTGGTTCGGCAGTTTCTTATACAACAAACGTACCACGTCCATCTGTTAATTTTGGTGGTGTGACTTATTGGGGAAACGGAACTAATATTGTAGCCATAGATTCCACGGCCACAGTCACTTCTTATACAAGGCTTTCACCAGCTTTTCCTGTTGGAACACAGGTCCGAGATATGGATGTAAGCCCAGATGGAAACTATATTCAGATTGTTGTTTCAAGACTTACACAACCAGATTTAACCGCCACAACGCAAGATACTTCTTCCCTTTCTTCGGCAGACTCGTATTTTATATATTGGAACGGAATTGACAATGGATATACCTCATATAATCCTTATAACTCATATTCTTTAAATTCTAATACATCATTTGGTCCTTTTTCTTACACTTATGGTTATGATTTAGGTGGAGCGGCAATTTATTCTGGTGGTCAGAAAATAATATCACTACCAGAGTCGTTGTCGCCAAATTTTGCTGGTGTATTCTCAACTGGTAATCTTGTCGGCCACGCTTCACCAGAAAACAGTGGTGGATATTTAAAAGGCACGATTATGGCCTATGGAAACTACGACCGAGAAATATCAACTAATCTATATAGATTTTTAAGGGCTTCAGCATCAGGAACAGAGACAGATATCATTAAAATGCCCCTATGTGCCATAGTCTCTAATCTTTTTTATGGTTCTTCATCAGCTGGATACGCTTCTAATCAAATTGGTTCAGCTAAATTATATTATTCAACACTTGAAACATCTGCTTCACCAACAGTCGATTATAAACTTTACAAATTTACAACCGTCCCAACAGGACTAGGTAATGCTATTGGAGGGGTATACGAAACTCAGAGTCAATTATTCTCTAAAAAAATCGTTCCAAAAGAAGTTAGATTTTATGTTGACCCATTAATAGCCAATAATTCCTTCCAAGTTGATTTAATCGGTTCTGGTGGTGTTGTTTTATCAGGTAGCACAAAAATATTTACTGTCGGAACGAATGTCACTGCGGGACAAGATTATGTCTGGTATTCACCAGCCACCGCCCCAACTTATGCTCTTGGTATTCGGATTACGAATCTAGGAACTAAGAATTGGATTATGAGCAAGGCGGAAATAGACTTTACTGACGCAGGTAAATAATGTAAAATAATATGAATGAAGAAATGAAACAATTTATAAAAGACACGATTAAACGGGAAATTCCTATTTATATGAAAAATGCCGCCTTTACTGACCGAAAATTAACTGACACCCCAACCGATTCCCTTTCAGTAGTAAATAGAAAATACCTAACAAATAATGGCACGGTCGCTAACAGACCTAAATCATCTGTCGCTACTGTGGGTCAACCTTATTTTGCAACCGATACAAAAATAACAATGACTTATGATACTACAGGTTGGGTTAACGGGGTCGGTAGTGTCGTAGCACTTAACAATTAATTATATGGCAACTAAATCAACAAAACTAACAGGAGACGCAGCAAGAGTTTCAAAATTGGCCCAATCACTTGGAGCTTCAAAAGAAAAGGCAGAGGGTGCAGTTAGAACATCATTAAGTTCTAGCTCTTCTGGTGTTCAAAATATGCCAACTAAGCCAGCTTATAATGCTGAAACTGGTGCATCTACCGGAACGCCTAGTAAGGAATATAATGATTATTTAAAGTCTCTGAATAAAAAAGGAAGTTCAAATTACGTTCCAGTAGATGATGAACTTACCACAACCACTGCTCCTGTTGCTCCTACTGCTCCTATAACACCCACTTCAACGACCCCTACTCCTACTTCAACTCCGTCTAATATAACTGATATGACTAGAGAGGGTTGGACACCGACCTCTGCAGTTGCTAGTGATATGTCTCAAAACTATAGGACGATTGCTAATAATCCTCCTAAAAACATAAATATCGATAGTGGAGCTGAGTCAAAACAGGCAGTCGGAACTGCACTTGCGACTACTCAAGGGCCAACTCCTCCACAGAAAGGTTTAGAATATATGAATTCTGTTGATACTGGAGAAAATAAAGATATTGCCACCATAGAAAAAATAGCGAAAGACTATTGGTCACCTAAAAATCAAAAGGATAGTTTAATGACAACGTATAAGGAAATGGTTTCCTCTTTTGGTTTAGATGATATTAACGCAGAATTGATTGATGCTAAAAATATAATTGACGGAACAGAAGATGATATACGAACCGAGATTACTAAGGCTGGAGGTTTTGCTACAGAATCACAAGTTCAGGGTATGACTAATGCTCGTAATAAAAGTTTGATTAAGAATTATAACACATTACTTGAAACTAAAAACGCCATTACCGAACAGATAGGCAATATGATGCAATATGCCCAAGCCGACCGACAATATGCCGCTCAACAGTTTGAATCCCGTATGAACTTTGAAATGAAGAAGATAGAATATGGTCAGCAAGCTAAACAATACGCCGCTGAACAATTAGGTAAAATTGTTGATACAGTGGGTTATTCAGGACTTCTATCAATGACCGGTGGTGATGCTTATACTACAAATAAGATAGAACAAGCACTAGGTTTAGGGAATGGAGGATTAGCAAAATTAGCTGGTGGCAGTGGAACTAATGTTACTCCAACAGGGACGATTGACCCTAAAGAAGCCGAAGCAATAAATATTATTCTAGGTTCTGGTAAGTTTACAAAAGACCAATCAAACGCAATTAGAAACTCAATATCTAACGGTGAAGACCCTTTTGCTGTAATTAAAAATCAAGCCAAAGCATTAATGACTGGAGCAAATCAAACAAAAATTGAAAGTTATGAAACTTCACAAGATGCCCTTAATAATATAGAAAAGACACTCAAAGAGTTCTACGGTGCTGGTGGTAAAACAAATATTTTTACAGGTAATTACGAAAAAGTAGTTAATAAACTTGGAGAAGTAAGCGACCCTAAACTTGTTGAACTTGCAACTCAAATACAACAGAACCTACAGATATATCGAAACGCCGTGTCAGGAACAGCCTATTCTGTTCAGGAAGGGGCTGACATTGCTTCTATTTTCCCAGGTATAAACAAAACACAGGGATTAAACCAGGCAATTATTAACGGAAGAAAAGCTGCGTTTAAAGATGGTATAGATGGAGCATATCGTGGTGTTCTTGGTAAAGTATATGACCAATTCAAACAATCGGAGTCGGCTGGGCAGGGAATGCCAAAGGGTTCAATGAGTGACGCTGTCTTCGTAGAATCTTCGCTTAAGAGTCAAAATCTAAACTACCAAAATATAATCAATAATACTCCAAGTGGGCAAAAGGCCGTGTTAGATAACGCGACGGGACAAGTCGGTTATATCCCGTATGCAGAATTTAATAGCTCTAAATATACATCACTATAATGCCATTTACACCATATAATTCAAATACTTCAAGTGGAGGATTTAAACCATATAATCCTGAAGAGATTAGAAAGCAAAAACTTGAGAAAATAAACAAGGAAACAGCAGCCCTTAAAAAAGAAGCAGATTATTTGAATAGTCCTTTAGGTTTAGGTATTGAAACAGCCAAAGAAACAGGAAAAAGTTTATTGGGTGGAGCTTATACTTTCTTAAAATCAGCAGCCTATGCACCTGTGGATATAGTTAGGGGTTTTATGGGAAAGAATCCTATTCAAGACAATGGTAATTTTCCAACCATTCAATCTCAGGTTGTTCAAAAAACATCGGATGTGTTTGAAGGTAAAAATTCACCCCTTATGGCTACCGCAGAACTTACTGGACAGACAGTTATGGGGGCTGCAGATGTTATGGGTGGTGTTGGATTACTTCGTAAAACACCATCACTTGTTAAAAGCGGATTAAGTAAAGCAGATGAAGCATATCAAGCATTAAAAGCATCAAGACAAGTATCTACTACAAAAAAGGCTACTGAAAAAGTCACCGAGATGATTTCGCCTAAGGCAACAGCAAGAGAAGCTAGGTTAGCCCAATCACAAGGAAGATTTGTTGAGGGAAGAGAACCAACGTTGTTTAGGGGAGGAACAGAAGATGTTATTCTACCTTCTTCAAAAACAAAATCTGCCGCCCAAACCATTGTGGAAAACATACCGAATGCTCAAAAAATGACTCCATCAGAACTTTATAGGGCTGTTGATAACAATATTAAGGAAACAGCTACTAAACTAAGACCTCAAATGGAAGCTACCCCAATAAAACCTCAAACTATAGAGAAGCTAAACTCTGACTGGGAGGTCATAAAAAAATCTCAACTTGCAGATGCTCCAGCTACTGAAGAAGCTAATGTTATAAAACGACAGTTAAAATTTGAATCTTTACTTAAAAAATCTGGTTCTAATAATCACGCTGATTTATGGGACACAGCCGTAAAATATGACGATAGTATTCCTGAATCAGTTAAAAAGGCTAATAATCTTTCTCCTGAATCTCTACAACTACAGAAAGATGAATGGTTACAAAATAGACAAATTTTAAGTGATGCTATTGAAAAAAATTCTAGACCAGAGTTTAAACAAATGTCGGATATGTATAAAGCTAAGAATGATTTACTTTCAAAAACAAAAGTAGAAGGTGCAAGTCCAAGTAAAATAAAACAGTGGGCTAAAGATAATCCTAAAAAAGCAACAGCTTTAACAACCATCCTAGGGCTAGAAGGACTTAAACTCCTCGGTATTGATATTAGAGATTTGTTACCTTTGCCTTAGGAAACTTTAATAGCAATATATATTAAAAGTATAATAACAATAATCATAACCATATAATACTATGAAAGACCCGAAATTACAAGTGAATAACAGGAGTAGACAATGCCTTTTCGATACTCCAACCGAGAACTTTAATACGACCAGTTATAGTTTGTCGGCTAATTCCAAGCTCCAAAGACCAATCATCAAGTGTTTGGGTTTTTCCTTTAAGTGTATAAAAAATAGTATTTCTTCGGTTTCGCATCTGTTCTTTTCTAGTCACCCATTTACAATTTTCCTTACAATAATTTCCACCATTATCAATTCTTTCAATAGAGGTATTTTTTTCACCAAATTCTTCAACGTGTTTAAGGTAAGAATCATACATATCTTCTTTAAAATCTTTGTCAGATTTCCAAAGATTCTTTATTCCACGACCACCATACCTATAATAATTTCTAGAGGTAGGATAATTACATCTATAATTAATAGCACGAAAAATATTATAAAATTGAGTTCCCCAAAATTTAGTTTTCATTTTATTAGTTTAACATAATATCATTATATATGCAACTAGAAGAAAATCAAGTAGAAAACGCACAATTAGACCCCACTCAAATGAGTCCTGAAATGACTCCAGATGAAGCAATGGCCGCTCTGGCCATCTCTACTCGTCTAAGTGAACAAATGATGGCACAAAATGCTCCTCAAGGTGAAGATATGTCTATGAAAGAACAAACTTTGTCAATTGAAGATGGGGCAATGGCTGAGGATACTGAAAATAAGTCTGAAATTGAGTTAGAAGATGAGGAAGCTGACGATAATGAGGAAAGTGACGAAGAAGAGGTTAAAAACGAATCTGACGTAGAAATGGAGGAAACAGATGGTGTTGATAAAAAACTTAAAGAAACTTCTAATAGTCTTAAAAAGATGGTAAAAGAAAACAAGGATGAATTAAAGAGAATGCTTAAAAAAGAAATTGGAACATTAAGAGATGAAATTAAAAAGATAATCAATGAAGAGTAAATTAAAAAAAGTCTATAAATTACTTGGTGGTGAACTACCAGAC